ATTGTGAATGAGTAAAATTAAAATAGCAGAATTATTTTATAGCATACAAGGTGAAGGACGTTACATGGGTGTACCGTCTGTTTTCTTACGTACATTTGGTTGTAATTTTAAATGTGCAGGCTTTGGTATGCCTAAAGGTGAACTAAGCAAAGAAGTAGACGATATTGCAGAAGTTGTACACATGTTTAATGACTACAAGGAATTGCCCCTTGTTAGTACAGGCTGTGACAGCTATGCTAGTTGGGATCCAAGATTCAAAGATCTAAGCCCAATGCTCACTACCGATGCTATTGTAGAACGCACAATGGAAATTCTTCCTAGCAACAAATGGCAAGATGCTCATCTTGTTATTACAGGCGGCGAGCCTTTGCTAGGATGGCAACGTGCTTATCCAGACTTGTTGGATCATCCTAAGATGGCCGACCTACAGGAAATTACGTTTGAAACAAATGGCACTCAACCTTTAACTAAAGAATTTGAAGACTATTTAATGAAGTGGCAATTCCCCGAAGATTTTAAAGTTCGTGAAGTTACATTTAGTGTTAGTGCTAAGTTAAGTTGTTCAGGCGAAAGCAGAGATGAGGCTATCAAGCCGGAAGTACTTAATCAATATCAAGACATCGGCCATACTTATCTTAAATTTGTAGTTGCCACTGAAGACGATATTGAAGAAGCAATCGAAACATTGGATATCTATCGCGAAAACGGTTTTACTGGGCATTGTTATCTGATGCCAGTTGGCGGGGTTGAAAGTGTATATGCATTAAATAACCGTACTGTAGCTATGGCGGCTATGAAGAATGGTTTACGTTATAGTGATAGACTTCAAGTGCCATTATTTAAGAATGAATGGGGAACCTAATGATATACTTTAGACATGAGGGTGATAAATTAGATAACGGCATAAATTTTTATCCTTTGTCTAGTATGAGTAGTATTGGTTTTAGATTGAAATGGCATCAAAAAGTTTATCTAGTTCGATATAGTAAATTTGCTAAGAGATGGTTTATAGGCCGATTGGGCATATAAGGAGATGAAAATGTTTTTTCTATTTTGTTTTATAGTCGGTTGGGCTATACTAATAGTATTATGTCTAAGATGGACAAAAAATATCAACAGTGCCTGTACTGGTAATTGTAGACAAGGTAGAGATTGTGATTGTAAGGACACTAGATGAAAAATTTATTAAAGAAATGGTTTGGAATTGATAAGATAGAAGAGAATTTAAAAACTCTTAAAGAAATGGAAGCAAAGGCAGTAGCGGCTACTGCTGAAGCTCAAGTTGCAGAACAAGAAGCAAAAATGGGTCCAAAAGAACGTGCTACACAACGAGGCGAACCTTGGGTAGCCGTATTGGATACTCATGTTAATAAGGATAATGTTCGTAATGGCTTTTTTGAACTTGACTGGAATGACGAATTTATAGTACAATTAAAGCAAGCGGGTTATGGTTTTGAAGGTGACCCAGACGAAGAAGTCGTCGATCGTTGGTTTAGAGATTTGGCAGGTAACATGCTAGCAGAAGCTGGTCAAGCAGAACCTAGTCGAACGATCGGTGGTTATATTAACGTAAGTAGATTACCAAATAACAGGGCTCAAGTAGAATGACATATATCTTAGTTGATACTGCTAACACGTTTTTTCGTGCTAGACATGTAGTGCAAGGCTCAAGTGATATTAAGTTAGGTATGGCCTTTCACATTACTTTTAACAGTATCAAGAAAGCATGGCAAGACTTTGGTGGAACTCATGTAGTGTTCTGCCTCGAAGGTCGTAGCTGGCGCAAGGATCACTATAAGCCATACAAGGCTAATAGACAAGAAGCACGAGATGCCCTAACTGAACGTCAACAAGAAGAAGATAAGTTATTCTGGGAAGCATTTGACGAATTTAAAAAGTTTGTATCAGAAAAGACTAATGCTACTGTAATGCAACATCCTAATCTAGAAGCAGATGATTTAATTGCAGGTTGGGTGCAGGCGCATCCAGATGCTAAACACGTTATTATTTCAACAGATGGTGACTTTGCACAACTTATTAGTAGCAATGTTAGCCAATATAACGGTGTAGGCGATTTACATATTACACACGAAGGAATCTTTGATGCTAAAGGTAAACCCGTTAAGGATAAAAAAACAGGCGAGCCTAAGCCTGCACAAGATCCAGAGTGGATGCTATTCGAAAAATGCATGCGGGGTGACACAAGTGACAATGTCTTTTCGGCTTATCCAGGTGTACGCACGAAAGGGACAAAGAATAAAGTTGGTCTCCAAGAGGCATTTTCCGATCGTAAGACTCGCGGATATAATTGGAACAATCTCATGCTCCAACGTTGGGTAGATCATAATGGTATCGAACATCGTGTCTTAGAAGATTACCAACGTAACGTACAACTATGCGACCTTACAGCACAACCTGACGAAATTAAAGCTAAAATTCGAGAAACTATCGAAGCTAATGCTGTACCTAAGACAGTAGATCAGGTAGGAATCCGTATGCTGAAGTTTTGCAATGCGTGGGATATGAAGAAAATTTCCGACAATATCCAACAGTATGCAGAACCATTTCAAGCAAAATATCCACAACAATGAGAGATAAATACATACATTACTCAAGTGCCTCCGGGGCTGAGTATATAAGGAGAAAAATATGACAGAACTACATGCCAAGCCTATAGTGGATGGTAAATTTTGGATCATAGAGCAAGACGGCTCTAAGGTTGCAACATTACATAAAAAAGAAAACAATAAATTCGTGCTGAGTAGTACTACAGGCGAAGTTATGTTTAATAAAAAACAAGACATAACTAAACATTTTGGTGAGGGATTTTTTCTAACCAGCACTAAAGTTAAAGTTACAGCACCAGAAGTCCATGAATGCCATGGATTCCCAACTAGTTGTAGACCTTTTAATGCAATGTACGATGTACGTAATAAACTACCATTGTTTACTAAAAGCAATGCTAGTAAGAGTCTATACTGCGCCGGATATTACACAATCAGATTTAATAAAGGATGGGTCAAATCATTTTGTCCTAAACTAATTACATTAGAACGAAACGAATATCGTGGTCCATTTAAAGACGAACTTGAAATGAAACAGGTACTTGCTAATGCAAAATCAGATTAATCTAACACCTATTACACAGTTTGCACATCTCTTACGTGCCGCAGAACTTTCACAAAGCAAAGAAGTAAAGATTCCCATTCAACAGGCTAGACTAATGAATTTGGCCCTTGTTGAACTGATGGAACAGGTACGACAAGACTATGAAAGCATGTTTAATGCTTTGAAGAGTCATGTACAGCAAGAAGAAGTGCAAATTGAAATAGATGGCGGTGGCTTTGAAGAAAATAAATCTTAATAGCCCATATGTTATTGGCGAATTCAAAGACCACTTAGAACTTAAAAATCAAATCCTTAATGAGATTAACAATCAAAAAGAATTTGATCGATTAGTTGAAACTGAAGACGCCGTTGATATTACCCGATGCGACTGGAATACTAGTCGATGGGATTACAATCGACCCTGGTTGCAAGTTATTAAGCCATCACTATTGGCACATCTTCAGCAAGTAACCGATATGTTAGGGTATGCTGAATTTAAACTTAGAGAAATTTGGTTTCAACAGTATGAACAAAATTCATTACACGGTTGGCATGTACACGGAAGCAACTGGACTAATGTATACTTCTTAGAACTTCCGTATGATTGTCCTAAAACACAATTCATAGATCCATACAATCAAACTACTATCGGAGAGTTTGATGTTAAAGAAGGCGACATTTTAACATTCCCAAGTTATGTTATACATAGAGCACCTATTAACAGCAGTACAAAGCGTAAAACCATTATTTCATGGAACATGGATACTGAATTAAAGCCTGGTTTATACACTGAATAGAAGATAAATATATGCGTATATTACTAGGATACGCACTATGTCTAGACCTAAGCCAAAAGTACTATTAGAGTACACAAATAAGAAAACTTATAAATCTGAACAGATTTTAGAAGCTGAAGCCATCTGGGCTGTATTCTACAAGAACGAGCCATTCAATTTGAAAAGTTTCAATAGTCTTACCTCCTATCCTGGACCAAAATACAAAAAAGTTTCATTCTCTAATCCAGGACATGCGCTTAATCTAGCCAAAAAATTAAATCTCATGTTTGGCTGTGAAGATTTTCAAGTGGTTACCCTTACTCAGGGCACTATACTAAAATGATGACACAGGATGCCTACACTAAGATATTTTTACAGCAGTGGGGCAAAACAACAGACGATGTGAATGTAAAGTTGTACTCACGCAACTGGTGGCAAAGTAATCGTGCAGGCAAACAAACCGCATTTAGATTAAGTGACGACGGATATGCCTTTTTGGTTAACGATTTGGAACTTAGAGCGTACGAAGTTCCATTTACCGAACCAATCGAGCTGAGTCCCCAAACTATTATTTTTTTGGAAAGATATTTGGACTGCCCCTACTACTTGACTGCATTATCCATTACCGTGTTCACAGAGCGCAAGAATTTTGAGCTAATGTTGTTTAGTGACGACATTAGAAAGTTTGGACTAATAAAAGCCATGAAAGAGCGTGAAAAAGATCTAAATTCTAATTGACATAAGGTCTAGTTGGTGCTATAATACTTACATAGCGTAATTAATTTAACTCAACTCAAGATAGGAAATAAGATGGCTTCAGAACTGGTAACTCGCACAGTAGGCCCTAAGGGCGCAAAGAAAAGTTTGCGTAAGGCTTTCAACACAAAACGTCCAATTTTTATCTGGGGTCCTCCGGGTATTGGCAAGTCAGATATTATCAAACAATTGGGTACAGAACTTGATGCCCATGTTATCGATATCCGTTTGAGTCTATGGGAACCAACGGACATCAAAGGCATTCCATACTTTGACTCGATCGATGGCACAATGAAATGGGCTCCTCCTTCAGAATTGCCTAGCAAAGAGTTTGCTAAAAAACACAAAACTATCATCTTGTTCATGGATGAATTGAACAGCGCCGCTCCCAGCGTACAAGCCGCGGCTTATCAACTGGTTCTTAATCGTAAATGCGGTACTTATGAACTGCCAGACAATGTAGTAATGGTTGCCGCAGGCAACCGTGAAACAGACAAAGGTGTGTCATATCGTATGCCAAGCCCGTTGGCAAACCGTTTTGTTCACTTGGAAATG